GGGGTTTGGATGCGTGCTGACCTGGGAGTTTTAATCATGTCAGAGAATGCGGCAATAAGGTATCTCAATTCACACGGCAAGCGCGATGGGTTAACGGACAAAGCCCGGCGCGTTTTTGATAGCTGCACAAATGTTAATCAACTACCTATGGCTATGAGTTATGCGCGTCGGTGCGCAAAGCTGCAACAGCCACAATGCGTTGGGTTGTATTCTCTGAGTGGGATTTATGAGCAGGAAATGCTGTACGCACACGAGAAGACAAGATTCTGGTTGACATACGGGGTTCAGCTGTGACCTGTATCGCGTGGGACGGCAAAACCCTGGCCGCAGACAAGATGTTTGTGCGTGGTGATACTATCGGGTCTGTGCTGAAAATATGGGCGTACAGGGACGTTACGTTTGCCAGCTATGGCGATCTGTCTTTGGGAATACAGATGCGCGACCACCTTTTGAGTGATGAAAAGCCGTGGCCCAAGCCAGATGCGGAATGCTTTGCCGGGCTGGTGGTGTTGGACGGTAACGGCATTCATTTTTATGAGAGCGGTTCCAGCCCGGTGCCGATATATCCAACCGACAATATTTGCGCCTGGGGAGTTGGCAGAGAGGCGGCTCTTGGCGCAATGGAAATGGGGGCTGATGCAGTTAGGGCGGTAGAGGTAGCGAGTAAATGGGTTGTAGGATGTGGGCGCGGCGTTGACTCGATTACGGTGAGGTGAGACATGGGTGCAATCTTTTCTATTGGCGGATGTATTTGCATGGGGATGGCCTTCGGCCCGTGGGTTGGGGCTGGGGTTTTCCTTTTTCTTCTTGCGGCGGCGTGGTAAGCAATGAACTTGGGCATAACTGAGTGGTGGATATTGGTTATCTCCGGCTGCATTTGTGCTGGCATGCTGCTCGGTTGGTGGTATGGTGCCGCCGCGTTGTCAATTATTTGTTGCACACAGGATTAAGATATGATGCAGCGTAAGCCAAAAGCCAAAGGCGGGCAGCCCAAATATGATAAGGCGGTAATATTCCCAGTGTTATGCTCCCTCGTTTCTATGGGCGGGAACCTGGATAGTATTTGCAAGGAGCCGGGGATGCCTGCACATTCTACGGTGATTCAGTGGATGCTGGATGATGCCACGTTCTCCGAAGACTACGCGCGCGCGAGGGATGCCAGGGCTGATGCCCGTTCTGACCGGATAGACGGCTATGTGGTAAAGATGCTAAAAGGCGAGATTGATCCGCAGCAGTGCCGGGTAGCCATTGATGCAGAGAAGTGGCAGGCCGGGAAAGAGCAACCTAAACGGTACGGAGACAAGCTCGATCTGAATCACTCTGGTGAAGTAAAAACCATCCGAATCACAACAAACGTAGAAGAATGATAAATCTATTCGTTAGGAATGGAGCGGCGTAAGTGGTTGTATTATCGTGTTTGGTACCCCAAAAAGCCGCGCTCACACTGTTAGGCATTTATGGCAGAAACTTTCGATCTTATATATAATTGCGGCCCAGTGTCTAGGCAATTCCACGCCGATAAAGAAAGCCGCGTCAAGTTGTTGATAGGCCCATTTGGCACAGGTAAAACCTCAAGCGCAGCCTATGATATCATCGAGTGTCAGTCAAAACGAGTTATCGAAATAGACGGGAAAAAGCGGAGCCGTTTCGCCGTGGTACGAAATACCTACCCAGAGTTACGTGACACCACCATAAAAACGTATCTTGACTGGTTTCCAGATACGGTATTTGGCAGTTATAACCAAACCGATAAGATTTACCGCATCGCCTACGATGGACGGGAGATAGAAATCATCTTTAAAGCCCTTGACACGCCTAAAGATGTGCGCGACCTCCTGTCTCTGGAGCTGACCGGGGCGCACGTCGATGAAGCAAGAGAAATCCATCATGACGTTATCAAGGGGCTTCTTGGCCGGATTGGTCGCTACCCTTCAATGAAGGACACTAGCGGAGTAAATCCATTCATAACCCCCCCGCAAGTCACACTGACAACCAACTATCCGAGCCGGGAGCATTACCTCTACAAGGAGTTTGTTGAGGCTCCGATTACCGGGTATTCCATTTATGAGCAAACCCAAGAGGAGAACAAACACAATCTCCGGCCTGGATATTATGAAGATCTGGAAAGCGACTATGCAGAACGGCCCGACTTGCTGAAAACTTTGGTTCGGGGAGAATGGGGCGTAACGGTGAGAGGGAGACAGGTATATCCTGAATTTAACCGGCGTTTTCATGTCGCAACCAGGCCGTTGTTGTCAGTAGTCAAGGAAGGGGTGAAGGGAGGGAGGGCCATTATCCGGGGGTGGGATAATACCGGACTTAACCCGGCTTGCATTATCACCTACATAAACAGTTTGGGCCAGTGGTTTTGGGTTAGAGAGTTTTGTGGAGAAGACGCTCGGATCATTGACTTTGCGCAAGCGGTGCATTTGTGGTGCGCTCAAGAGTTTCCGGCCGACACTGAATATATTGATATTGGAGACCCAGCCGGGAAAATTAGAGACACGCTAAAGGGTAGCCCCCGCGACTACATCCGTGAAGAGACGGGGATTGATATACAGGACGGTCTCCAGTCGTTCAAAATTCGGCGTGAATCGGTTGCTGGTAGGCTGAGCAGGCAGATAAACGGGATGCCCGCTTTAGTGGTTGATCCTGGTTGCACAAGAACGATAGATGGTTTTGAGGGCGGGTATGCCTATCCTGAAATTGGGAACAGCGGGATGTTTAAAACAGAGCCAGAAAAAAACCAATACAGTCATATCCACGATGCAGGACAATATCCGGCGACTATCCTTTTCCCGCCCGGCCCCGCCAGGGAAGATGACTACGAGGAAGACGATCACGTTACCAATACACGAAATTCTGTGACAGGCTACTAGTGGAAGCAAAGCAAGAGAACGACAAGAAATTTGTTGACGAGCACATAAGGATTGCACTTTCTTCTTGCTTTTTCGGTGAAATTCGTATAAAATTTGAACACGGTAAGGTGGTACAGCTTAAAAAAGAGCAGTGCTTCAAGCCTAAAAACTAGATCGGCTATCAAAACAATTGAGGCCAGCGTCTCCACAACGGGGATTGCTGGCCTTTTTGCGTTTAAGGAGCAGCGTGGACGGATCGACGATAGAAAACCTGCTTAGATTTGCCAAGATGGACAACGTAGCCTCTGAGATTGAGGAAGAGAAACTCATCAAGATCGGGCGTGATGTTGTTCGTCTGTACAAGATCGATGAAGATAGCCGCGAAGACTGGAAGAAGCGGTCCCAAGATGCGATGGCCCTTGCGCTGCAAGTTACAAAGAAGAAAGACTTCCCCTTCGAAAATGCCTCCCAGGTCAAGTATCCACTCCTTACCACCTCCGCACTCCAGTTCCATGCCAGATGCTACCCGGCAGTAATCCAGGGCGATAAGGTAATAAAGTTCCGCGTTACCGGCGAAGACCCTGAAGGCGAGAAGAGCAAGCGGGCCGTGCGGTGCGCTCAGTTCATGAATTGGCAGCTACTGTTCCAACAGGAAGAATGGGAAGAGCAGTTCGACCGGCTCCTGTTGGCGCTGCCTATCGAGGGGTGCGAGTTCAAAAAATCGTTTTATGACCCAACCCTTGGCCGGAATGTATCTGAGTGGATCAGGCCGGAGGATTTCGTTGTCCACAACAAGACAAAGAGCTTGGCAGTCTGCCCCAGGATGACCCACAGGCTGTATTTCTACCCGCACGAGATAGAGGTGCGGCAATCGTCTGGGTTATGGGTTGACGTAAACCTGGAAATCAGTAAAACGGACGAAGAGGAAGAGACTCAGCAATGCTTCCTTGAGCAACACTGCTTGTTGGACCTTGACGAGGATGGGGTCAAAGAGCCGTGGTGCGTGACCGTCCACGAGCAATCGCAGAAGGTTGTGAGGATCAAGGCCGGGTTCTACCCCGAGGATATCTGGATCAATCTGGACGAAATGAAACGGCTTGGAGATATTGACGCATCTGTCCCTGCTGAAGCGGTTTTCGGTGCCCAGGTTGTTAAGATTGACCGCATTCAGTATTTCACCAAGTATTCGTTCATCCCCTCGCCCGATGGAGGCTTTTATGATGTTGGGTTCGGCCAGCTTATCGGGCCGCTGTCAGACACCATTGATACCACGATAAACCAAATCATCGACGCGGGCACGTTGGCTAATACTCAGGGCGGATTTGTCCGTGAGGGGGTTAGTGTCGGTGGCGGGCGTGGCTCAATCCGGTTTGCCATGGGCGAGTTTAAGCAGATTCGCATCCCCTCGGCCATGCCTATAAGTCAAGCGATGCAGCCAATGATTTTCCCTGGCCCGTCCGCCGTTCTATTTCAGATGTTGCAAACGCTGATTCAATCGGTACACGATATTACCGGGGTGCAAGACATTAACGTAGGCGCAACCCCG